TCTTCTAAACAAACACACTCACTAAACATCTTCTCATCTAAAACATACAGAACTTCTTTCATCGCGTATAAGTCTTTATCAATTAAAGCCGTACAAAAAGCTTCAATCAATTCGTAATCAGCATCACTCACAGGTTCATCCGTATTAAGACTTATCATTTAATTCTCCACACTTTCATCATCCCTTAACCAATCCTGCATTACAAGTGTTTTTGCTAACTCAAGATAAAACACCTCAGATTCACTTCTAAGCGTACTTCCTACCTCAACCCCTAGGTCACCTATAGAAATGACAATAAAGTCCTTAGAATGCCTTATATGAGCTTCTATGAGGTCTTCTACGTCAGGTCTGATCTTATGAATAGTCATTTAAAAAGTCATAATTTTTTTTTGGGAGGGACATATATATACACATAACGCTCGCCTTCGGAGGGGGGGGGTACCCTACAGCCCTACTCCTTATCGTTTGCTCCGTCATACCTCTTGACCTGGCGCGTCACTGTAATCCCTGCATCTCCAGTGCTATGCTCTATGGCCTTGAGTTTTGGAGCAACATACTCCGCTATCTTGAGCCATGACGCTATAGAGTCACGTTGATTCGCAACTGTGGGGTCTTGCTGTGCCAACTGGTCGAGTGTATGAGCTTGCTCTGCCGCCTTCATTATGGGGTCAAAGCTATCTCCGTAAATGGATTTAAGCCTATTGAGTAAAAATGCCTTGTTTTTGCCTAATGCTCCCTTGGGACGTGCCATATCGTTTGATCCTCTATATTATTTATTCCTACACCATTGATTAGATTGATCATTTTTTAACCAGATTGATCATTATTTAACCAATTATACCCTATTTAGCCCTTTTATATGAGTAAAAGTGAGTTTAATGCTTATCCTTATAAGAATTCGATATAAAAAACGATGTATTCATTATTGACACTTGTTAACATATAGATAAAATAGATACCACACACACAGAGAGGTAATACCATGCGAGAAGATACTGTCAGCCAACTAGAAGATGAAATCATTTGTGACGCACTTGAAGATTTTATACTTGCTATGCGAGAAGATGTTAATGCAAGCAATGATGAGATTCGCAAAAGCGTTTTAAAAGAACTGGACTATAAGCTAAGTCTATCTATTTAAATAACTGAGGTAATACAACAATGATTGATTTGAACTGGATACAAAAAACACTTGGCAAACACAAAATGTCATTTGTTGAGGATATAACCAACAATGGTGGAGTGCTAGACATAATGCTGATTGAAGGTTACAGGGTAGCCAATTATGATGAAACTTTGATAGTCATTGATTACTCTGATGGCTCAATGAATAAGACAGCAATTAAAGAAGAATTGAACTGGAGGTTTAGCCAGATTGAATTACACCCCGAATTGGGCGGTGGGAAAGTATTCCTGTAACTTACCTGATGAGACTATAGGGGTATAGTCGAAACGCCTTCGGGCGTAGTAAGACCCATTAAAACAACTAGGAGTAACACAAGATGACAGACTTCACCGCAAAAAAGGAGGCGCTCTACATTTATAACAACTCTTATACCTATAGAGATGCCTATAGGATGTTTACCGCCAATGACAAAGCAGACTTTAGCAAAGCATTTATGCAAGAAGTTAAAAACGAAGTGTCGCGACTATGTGAACTTCACGGTTATTTTAATAAGTTTTTAAACTTACCTGATGATTCTACTGGGGAGTAGATGAAACGCCTTTAGGGGCGTAGTAAGACCCAATAACATAACTGAGGTAATACAACATGACTATAGAAATACACGGATTAGAGAGTTTCTCGTTTTGTGAGACTAAAGGCTTGGCTAAATGCTTTAATGCTTTAGCACTGACTGACTTGCCTTATATCCCAGACGTAATGGATGGCGGTATTGGTTTCAATGCTAACAGCGGTTATGTATACATAGCACTGGAAGACGGCATTACTATTTGCAGTATGCTAGGGCGTGATGTCGAATATCTAGTTACAGATTACGACGACGGTGAGGAGTTCTTTTTTGATACATACAAAGAAGCAGAATTAAAACTTAATGAGGTGACAGCATGAAAATTGATACATTAGAAAAACTAGAGATATTAATGTTTGGCCTCAATGCAGGTCGCGGCTTAGAAGTGCAAATAGAGGCAGGTTCGGACGGCTCTTTATTTTTGGGAAACTTTGAAGGTTTAGGGTTTCGCATTGATACTGGAGGCGATATAAGCGAGTGGATAAACACGGATCAAGAGCGCGACCTATGGATTCTTGAAGGTTGCCTGTCTAGCTCTACAAAAGACGCTAAAGACTGGTTTAAACATATAAAAAATAATGAGGTGACAGCATGAAACTTTTAAACGCCTTCATCAAATCTAACCTTTCACTGTATCTGGTCGCCTTATGGGTGACTGGATCGGTGATCTACATTCTATCAACTAACCTTTAAGGGGTGACACAATGAGAATTACAAACGACAGGCTCGCAGTGCAAAACAGGGCTAACAGGTATCTAATCGACAAGATGATACAGCGCCAAAAGAAGGAGCGGCATGATATGGATATGTTCATGTCGTTTATAACTGGGTTAGCCGTTGCCATGATTGTTGGCTTTGGTTATGAGATGTACATCATAGGAGGGCTGTAAAATGAAAACTATGCATACCCCAAATAAAGAAGCGATTAAAACAGCATTTGATTTACTGGAAGCAATGAGCCTTGATACTTTTCCTTATGATCCATTGTTAGTTAAAGAAATAAAAGCATTGGCAAAGGGTAAAGCATATCCAATCAAGCTAGACGTTTCTCACAATTTAAAACGCTAAATGGAGGTTGTAATGAAAATTAACACCAAAGAAAAACTACAAATATTAATGTTTGGATTAAATGCGGGAAACAATCTTAATATGTACTGGCATTCAAGGGTCAATAAACAAATTATATTTTCAGACGAAAATGACGAGGTTCAATTCTATCTTGAGCATGACGGCTCTATACAATGCTATTCAGATTCCGATGATGAAGATTACTATGAGAATTACTATAAAATATTAGGTTGTATGCAACATTCAACATCTGAAGCAAACCAACTATTTCCAAAGATCAAATAATAACCCTGCCAAGCCTCCATCATGGGGGCTTTTTATTTCCCTTCGTATTTGTTCCGTAGGTAGTTCAGCGACACTGGCATTTCATCGAACGCCCCATCGTTTACTTCATTCAAAACCCATACACCACGCCATGACAAATTAGTTTGCGGGGTAAGATAATCCTCATCATGTTGGTAAAATATGCCTGCAAATAATCCTGTAACCCTTGTACCATCTGCCCTTTTCGCAAAATGAATCTCTCTATCTTGAACGTGACCCATCACCGTTGATTGTAGCATCTTCGTTATCATTGCCCTTGCGCTACTAACAGGCCGACCAAGAATCCCAGAGGTGAAGTAATGGGCATAACACACACCATCTATCTTGATAGGTTGCAAGAACGGAATAACCTCCCATCCCATTTCTTCCAATTTGAAGTCTTTAAACCCTATTAAACCATCTAGCTTGGGGTCACTTTCAATGGCTCTTGTAATTCTGTTTTCGTGGTTGCCAAGGGTAAACACCATTCGAGGGTTCCACTGCTTGTGTTTGTTGACCTTCAGTCTTTTTTGCTCTGCCCTGATAGGTGCAAGGAATTCCTGCATGGCACTTATCCCTGCCTCGATATCTTTTATATACCTATTGCCTTCAAATGATTTACAGCCTGCTCCACTGTAACTATTCAAGCTTGGCATATCCCAGTGGTCGCCAATATGAACGATAACATCTGGCCGCATTTTAACAGCATACAACCCTGCCCATCGTAAGTGATCAATAGGTGAATCAGGCTTAACTTGGGTATCGGGAATAATTAAATGTTTCATAGAACCTCACAAAAAAACGCCCCGAAGAGCGTTATGAATTTGTTAAATCGTCTTTTGCAATGGCAAGCAAGCCGCACACTACAAGGACTATGT